CTGTTCCTGCGCAAGCTTATCCAATAACTGTGGGAGCTGGAGGTGTGGCAAGTCAACCAGAAGGTCACGGTGTTCCTGGATCAAATTCAATTTTTTCATCAATTACATCAACTGGTGGTGGAGGAGGTGGTGGTTGGGATTCTGCACCTGACCAATTTGAAGGTCAACCAGGTGGTTCTGGTGGTGGAGGTAAACAAGGAACTCCTGGGGGCGCTGGTAATACACCTCCTGTTAGTCCTCCTCAAGGTAATGATGGGGGCACGTCTTCAGGCGTTACTTTTCCATCAGCCGGAGGCGGTGGAGCTGGAGCAGCTGGAACTGCTGCTGGTCCTTCACAATCAGGTGCCGGTGGAGCTGGTTTAGCTTCATCTATCACAGGTTCAGCAGTTACCAGAGGTGGTGGCGGTGGAGGTGGTGGTGTAACTAATAGGCCTCAAAATTCTCCTCCAGCTGCAGGAGGATCAGGTGGTGGTGGCGCTGGTGGTGCGGGTAATACAAATAACGCAGTTGCAGGAACAGTTAACACTGGCGGTGGAGGTGGAGGTGCAGGTAACGCATATCCAAGTTACACATATAAAGCTGGTGGATCAGGTGGTTCAGGTATAGTAATAATAAGGTACAAATTTCAATAATTATGACAAGTAAAATTAAAGTAGATAATATAGAAAATCAATGCGGTGGCGCAGTAGTAACCAAATGTGGTGGAACAACTACTATTAGTGGATCAGTTGTAAAAGCAAATAATGTTCAAGCAGCGGACGGCGGTAATTTAGTTAGTCAATCAGGAACTACTATTACTTTAGGTGCTTCAGGAGATACAATTAATTTAGCGGCAGGCGCATCACAATCAGGTTTTGGTAGAACAGGAACTGTTGATTGGCAAACTGCGATTAAAACAGCAACATTCACAGCAGCAAATGGCGAAGGTTATTTTTGTAATACAACAGGTGGTGCTTTTCAAGTAAATTTACCTGCTTCACCTTCGGTAGGTAATATTGTTTCTATAAAAGATTATGCAAGAACATTTGCATCAAACAATTTAACAGTAGGTAGAAATGGATCAAATTTAGATGGAGTAGCAACTGATCAAGTTTTTGATCAAGATGGTCTATCTTTAACATTAATTTATATGGATGCTACAAGAGGTTGGACATTAATTAATGATGATGCCACATCAGGAATGGGTGCTACATTTATATGTGCATCAGTTTCTGGATGCTCAACTTTAACTGTTTGTGGTAATTTTAAAATTGCAAAATTTACAGGACCAGGAACTTTTACAGTAAATTCTGTAGGAAATGCTTCAGGTTCAAATACAGTTGAAACTATGATTGTTGCTGGCGGTGGCGGTGGCGGTCGAGGTAGTATACACGGTGCTGGTGCTGGAGCAGGTGGTTATAGAACTTCTGCTGCTACACCTGTATCTGCACAAGGTTATCCAGTTGTAGTTGGCGGTGGTGGTGCTGGTGCTCCCGCACCTGGTGTGGGATATGGTAGTAAAGGTAGTGATTCATCAGTATTTTCTATTACGTCCACTGGTGGTGGTCAAGGTGGAGGTTGGAATGCACAACCTGGTTTACCTGGTGGTTCAGGAAGTGGATCAGCTAGTTCTCCTCAACCAGCTAATTATGGAGCAGGTAATGATCCTCCTGTTAGTCCACCTCAAGGAAATCCTGGTGGTTCTTCTTGTGGTTCTAGAATGGGTGGCGGCGGTGGCGCTGGAGAAGCAGGTAATACAGATGGTCAAGGAACAGGTGGAGATGGAGTTGCAAATTCAATAACTGGTTCAGTTGTAACATACGCTGGTGGCGGTAGTGGAGGTGGCTCTTCTCCCGGCACGTGTCTTCCAGGTGGAGATGGTGGCGGCGGTAAAGGTGGTGGTCCTCCAAGTGGTTCAGGTGGAGCAGGAACAGTAAATACTGGTGGTGGCGGTGGTGGAGCTTATTCATCACAAGCTGGTGGAACAGGTGGATCTGGTATAGTAGTAATAAAATATAAGTTTCAATAGGTAAATTATGAGTGAAATAAAAGTAAATAAAATTAGTCCAAGAACAGCGTGTGGTACAACTACATTAGGAGATAGTGGAGATACATTCACAATTCCTGCTGGTGTATCAATTACAAACCAAGGAACCGCATCAGGTTTTGGTTCTACAGGTGAAGTATCTTGGGTAACAACTAAAAAAACAACAGGTTTTACAGTAACATCAGGTGAAGGGTATTTTTGTGATACTTCTGGTGGAGCTTTTACTGTAACTCTTCCAGCAGGAACTGCTGGTAATTCTTTTGCAGTTGCAGATTATACAAATACTTTTCAACTAGAAAATTTAACAATTACACCAAATGGATCTCAAAAAATAGGTGGAGTGGCAGCAGATGCAGTTTTATCAATAGAAGGTCAATCAGCTTATTTTGTGTATGTGGATGATACAGAAGGTTGGAAAAATGTAATTGATTCAACATCTAATGTAACAGGTGCAGTTTTTATGACAGCAACTGGTGGTACAATAACTACTTCAGGTAATTGTAAAATTCACACGTTTACAGGTCCTGGTACATTTACAGTTTGTTCACTTTCAACTTCTGCATCAGCTAATGAAGTTTCTTATATGGTAGTAGCAGGCGGCGGTGGAGGTGGTTCAGACAGAGGAGGCGGTGGTGGAGCTGGCGGATTTAGAGAGGAAAAAGCCCCAACTACTCCTTATACAGCTAGTCCTTTAGAAGGTGCTGGAACAATAACAGTTACCGCAACAGGTTTTCCAATAGTAGTAGGTGCTGGTGGAGCAAAAGGAACAAATCCAAGTCCTGTTACAGGAACAAGTGGTAATTCTTCAAGTTTTTCAACAATAACATCAGCAGGTGGTGGAGGTGGAGGTGGAGCTCCAAATAATCCACAAGCACCAGGTGTTCCTGGTGGTTCAGGTGGTGGTGCTTCCGCTTTTTCTCCAACTCCAGCAGGACCAGGAGGAACAGGAAATACACCTCCAGTAAATCCACCTCAAGGTAATAATGGAGGTACTTCTACATACTCACCATACAGACCTGGTGGCGGTGGAGGTGGAGCAACTGCAGCTGGAACAAATGGTACTTGTACTCCAGATGGTAGTGGTGTAACTGGAGGAGCAGGAGCAACTACAAATATTACAGGAAGTCCAACAGTTTTTGCAGGTGGTGGTGGAGGCGGATCTTCAGGTTGTTGTAGTGGTGGTGGCGGTGGTGGAGCCGGCGGATCAGGTGGTGGTGGAGCAGGTGGATCATCTCCAGGAGGTGGACAAGGAACAGCAGGATCAGCTAATACCGGCGGTGGTGGCGGTGGCGGTGGAAACTTGCCTAATGCAGCCCCAGCAGCACAAGGTGGAGCTGGTGGTTCAGGAATTGTTGTAATAAGATATAAATTTCAATAGTTGAATGATAATTAAAATTAATATATAAGGAGAAACATTATGGCACATTTTGCAAAATTAGGAGCTAACGGAAAAGTTATTCAAGTATTAACACTTGATAACAAAGATATGTTAAACGCTGATGGTGTTGAGGATGAATCAGTAGGTCAACAATATTTAGAAACACATAATAATTGGCCTGCACAAATGTGGATTCAAACATCTTACAATACATCTAGTGGCACACATTCATCAGGCGACAACTCTAAAGCATTTAGAGGAAACTACGCAGGTATAGGTTATACTTGGGACGAAGATGATCAAATCTTTTGGCCTAAAAAACCTTATGCATCTTGGGTAAAACACATTGAATCAGCTTCTTGGAAATCACCAATCGGTGATGCTCCTGCATTAACAGCTGAACAAGAATCACAAAATACAGCTGCAGATGAAAATACACCTGCAACACATTATTGGCATTATGTGTGGAATGAAACCAATCAATCTTGGGACTTGACAGACGGCAAAGCATAAATTAAAAATGGTGGTGGTATGCAAAAGAAAGTATTAAGCGAACAATCATTATATTTTGGCGATGTGGCAATGCCTAAAGATTGGGACATTGACCGAGATAAATTATCAGGTGATATTTTACAATCAGTAATTCAAAACAAAGATTTTCCGTTTTCAAGAACTTGGGATATGTTAAATACATATATGCGAGATCACGTTAATCTTGAGTATGGTTTTAGTTTAATTAACAAAGAAACGTGGGGAAATATCTATAAACCTGCGGAAACTACAATACCTTTATTAAATATTGATCCAGTAGATCTACGAAACTCTCCGGACTTCACATTATTATATGGTGTAAAAGTTAAAAATTGTTTTGTTAGAATACACTTTGAAGATAACAGACGTAAAGGAAGATCTTGGGATATGCCGTTAGAGAATAATAAATTTATAATGTTTCCATCAACTAATATGTATTATCTAACTAACAATCAAAAAGATTCATTAAACTTTGTACAAACAATAACTTATGAATATATCTAATTACTATTGGTATTTTAGTGGTGTTCTTACACCAAAATTTTGTGATGATGTAATAGCTTATGCAAATTCACAAAAAGAAGTAATGGCTAGAACTGGCGGCTATGGTGATAAAAAATTAAATAAAGAAGAAGTTAAAGATTTAAAAAGAAAAA